TCTGAAAACTCAACTAATTCTTAAAAATGTAATTACTCCTGAAGATTGGGAGTACATGGCTGATCATATTCAATATGATTTCCTGTATGATAATCACTTTGCAGAACTTAAGGAAACTGAACTACTTCAACAAAGAATTAGCATTGCTGAACAAGTTCAACCTTATATTGGAAAGTATTATTCCAATGAATATGTTAGAAAAAAAGTTCTTCGCCAAACTGATGAAGAAATTTTGGAAGAGGATAAAAAGATAAAGAGTGAAATTGAATCTGGAGCAATTCCAGATCCCTCTATTATGGGATTTGAAGGTGAACCATCTGTAGGTGATATTAATTCAACCACACCAAGTTCTCCCCCATCAATTCCAACTGAACCAGAGCCTGATGAAACTCCAGATGGTGGTACCATCTAAATAAACAAGCTAACACTTTTATAGAATATGGATGAACTAATGGATTTACTGGTGAAGGATGAAAGCCCTTCACAAATTAGCGACAAGATTAAAGATATTCTTTTTGCAAAAAGTGCTGAAAAAATTGAAGCTATCAGACCTGATGTTGCTGCTTCAATCTTTGATGATGATATTGATCCTGACAATGAAGCACCAGAAGATACTTTTGATGGAGATTATGATGTAAATGATGAATCTGATTTTTCAAATGAAGCTGATCTCACTGACGAGGTGGGTGAAGAAGAATAATAAATAAGGATATTAGAACTATATCAAAGTAAGATGACTGCGCTAAAACCTGTTGGTATTAACTCTGTGCTGTCCTCAAGTGGATCTTCCGTTCAATCTGGTGCGATATCACAACAGAGTGATATGATTAGAATTGCGTGTGAAGGTGCTGGGGTTCATGTAGCTATTGGTACTAACCCCACTGCTACAGCAGATAATTTTTATGCAACCACATTTGATGAGGCAAAAATTTCACTTGGACCTGTAGCATCACAAAGAGTTGTTGGTCTAACCACAGGATCTTCTACTATTTTAGATTTCCCAGAAGGAACAGGTTCTCCTTTTGGTGTAGGTGATGCTGTTACTCTTACAGTAACTGGTCAGAGTGATCTTGATTTTGAACATAAGATTGTAACTAGTGTTGATGCAACCTCCAATTTTGGTGGTTTTTATTCAACCAGAATTACAGTTGATCATGACTCAAGTGCTGGTCCTGCTTTCAATTCACGATGGGCACAGTTGAGAAAATCATTCAAGGTAGCTGTTAAAACCAACTCTGGTACTGGGACAGTTTTCCTTCAACAAGTTCAAGTATCCTGAGGTAAACCAATGAAACTAATCAGAGAAGAAATCGAAAATGTAGATTTTATCGTTGAGGAACGCAACGGTAAGAAAAACCTTTTTATTGAAGGTATCTTTCTTATGGGGGAAATCGCCAATAGAAATGGCAGAATGTACCCCATGAATGTACTGAGAAAAGAGGTTCAAAGATACAATGAAAACCACATTCAGTCAGGTCGAGCACTGGGAGAACTTGGGCATCCCGATGGACCTACAGTTAACTTGGATCGTGTCAGCCACAAGATTGTTTCGCTTCGAGAAGAAGGTAATAACTTCATTGGAAAAGCAAAAGTCCTTTCAACTCCTATGGGCAAGATCGCCAAATCACTCATTGAGGAAGGAGTTAAGTTGGGTGTTTCTTCAAGAGGTATTGGTTCACTTAAGTCTACCCGTGAAGGGGTAAATATTGTTGGTGATGACTTTATGTTGTCAACAGCAGCTGATATTGTTGCAGATCCTTCAGCACCTGATGCTTTCGTTGAAGGTATTATGGAAGGTAAAGATTGGATCTGGGATGGAGGAATTCTCAGAGAACAAGAAGCTAAAAAAACATATAAAACCATTAATACATTGGTTACAACCAAACAACTGGACGAGCAAAAACTCGACCTGTTTAATAATTTCCTTAACAACCTTTGATTAGTTCATAGGTATTTGTAAAGGTAATGAATTACTAAATAAATATAGATTATAAGGTTAATCGGAGCAAGTTCAAATGTCTCGTGGAGATTTACAAGAAATGGAGCAATCCAAAACTGCTGTGAACGCGAACGCAAAACCCGCCGAGCCCATGCAGCACCTATCCAACCCTGGTGAAGGGTTGTCTACTTCATATGAAGATCTCGGTGGTCCTACTCCCGAGAACTATCGTCCTGATGATGATTCAGCAAAGCTCAAAGAGCCTAAGATCAAAACAGTTAAGGACGTTGTCAACAAAGGCGCTAAACCAGCTGACTCTATGAAGGGTATGGCTAAGGAAGAAGCTGAAGTTGAAGATGAAGAAGTCATTGAAGAGGATGTTGAATCCTCTGAAGATGATGTTGAAGAAGTTGATATCGAAGAAGATGTTAACGCTCTTCTTGGTGGAGAAGAACTCTCCGAGGAGTTTAGAGAGAAAGCAAGAGTAATCTTTGAAGCCGCTCTGAACTCCAAGATCAAAGAAATCCAAGAAACTTTGGAAATCCAGTATGAACAGCAACTGGAAGAAGCTAAGGAAGAGATGAAAGAGTCTCTAACTAGCAGAGTTGATTCGTATCTTGAGTACGTCTGCGAAGAGTGGATGACCGAGAACGAACTGGCTGTTGAAGCTGGCCTCAAGACAGAAATGACTGAGTCCTTCCTTTCTGGAATGAAGGGACTCTTTGAAGAACATTATGTAACTATCCCTGAAGAGAAATATGATGTACTTGAGAGCATGGTAGAAAAACTTGATGATATGGAGACTAAACTCAACGAGCAAATCGACAAGAACATCAATCTGAACAAGAGACTCGCTGAGTCTGTAGCAGATGGTATTCTTGATCAGATTTCTGAAGGTCTCGCGACCACTCAGAAAGAGAAGCTCGCTTCACTCGCTGAAAGTGTTGAGTTTGATAGTGAAGAAGAATATCGTGAGAAGCTGGAATATCTGAAGGAGTCTTACTTCTCCAGAGGTCCCGCTCCCAGTAAAGCTTCTGCTCCTCAAACCCTCTCTGAGGGTGTAGATTCAACTCCAACACCTGTTTCTACAGGTATGGAGCAATACATGAGAGCACTTGGAGCTTTCAAAAAGAATTAATTCTTAATTCGTTCAAACTAATCACTAAAAACTTTTAAGAGGTAAAAAGCAATGTTCCAATCCGAACAATTGCAGGAAAAGTGGAGTCCCCTTCTCGATTATGAGGGTCTTGATCCTATCAAAGATGCCCATCGTAGATCTGTCACCGCTGTCCTGCTCGAAAACCAAGAAAAATTCCTCCGTGAGGAAGCAGCATTTAGTCAGGGTATTAACCTGATGGAAACCCCCACCAACTCTGCGAACGCCGCTGGCGCTTCCGGTGGTTTTGGTGGTGGTGCAGAAGCAGCCGGTCCTGTTGCTGGTTTCGACCCCGTTCTGATCTCACTGATCAGACGTGCAATGCCTAACCTGGTTGCTTACGACCTGGCTGGTGTTCAACCCATGAATGGTCCTACTGGTCTTATCTTCGCGATGAGATCACGTTATGAGACTCAATCTGGTACTGAAGCACTGTTCAACGAAGCTGATACCGCATTCTCTGGTCAGGATGATGGTTTCAACCTTACCGCTGGATTCAGTGATGTAAACGCTGGTTTGGGTACAACCGCACAATCTGGTACAAACCCCTCTGTTCTTAACCCTGTTGGTACAGCAACATCCACTGCTTATGACGTTGGTCAGGGCATGGTTACTGGTGATGCTGAAAACCTGGGTGCAGGCACTGGTGATCAATTCAACCAGATGGCTTTCTCCATTGAGAAAGTTACAGTTACAGCTAAGTCCAGAGCACTGAAAGCTGAGTACAGTTTGGAACTGGCTCAGGATCTCAAAGCTATCCATGGTCTGAACGCTGAAGCAGAACTGGCTAATATCCTTTCAACTGAAATCTTGGCTGAGATCAACCGTGAGGTTATCCGTACCATCTACAAGGTTGCAGAACAAGGCGCTGTTTCCAATACAGCTACTGCTGGTGTATTTGATCTGGATATTGATTCCAATGGTCGTTGGTCCGTTGAGAAGTTCAAGGGTCTTCTGTTCCAGATTGAAAGAGATGCTAACGCGATCGCACAAAGAACTCGTCGCGGAAAGGGCAACATGATTCTGTGTTCAGCAGATGTTGCTTCAGCACTCACAATGGCTGGTATCCTGGATTATACTCCCGCACTGAACGCTAACCTGAACGTTGATGATGCTGGTAACACATTTGCTGGTACTATCAATGGTAAGTTCCGTGTTTACATTGATCCTTATGCAGCTAACCTGACCACAGCTAACGCTTCTGCTGGTAATCAGTATTACGTTGTTGGTTATAAGGGTACTTCACCCTATGATGCTGGTTTGTTCTACTGCCCCTACGTTCCTCTCCAGATGGTTCGCGCCGTTGGTGAGAACACCTTCCAGCCCAAAATTGGCTTTAAGACCCGTTATGGTCTTGTTGCTAATCCTTTCGCTGAAGGTACTGAGCAAGGTCTCGGTAGACTCCGTGTTAACTCCAACCGTTACTACAGAAGAGTTGCTGTTAAGAACCTCATGTGATCCACGATTACATATTACAAAAGGAGACCCTTCGGGGTCTCTTTTTTATGCAAATAAATAAGAGAGGAGATTATGATATACAATGCCATACAATCTTCAGAGAACAAAAAAAATATTTGGTA